AAACCTGGTTCAGGTGACGGTCAGAAAGCTGGTCGCGAACACCGGCGTCTTCACCCTCACTGGCTACAATACGGGGCTTATTACCCACGCCAACAAGACAATTCTCGCCACCCCGACGAGCTTTGTTTTCAGCGGCCAGCCGATCGTATTGAGCAGGCCGCGCGGTTTTGCTGCTGCTACTGGCCAGTTTGTGTTGTCAGGCAAGGCTGCAAACCTGCACTGGTCGCGCCCAAAGATGCCGGCTGATGTCGCGCGGTTCAGGCTGACAGGATACGACACCGAACTAACTCATCGCGGCGACGAATTTCATCTTCCGATAATTGGACAACCAGGTAGACTGGAATTTGGTCGCAAGGTATTTGTCGTTCCAGGCAGATGGTGACCAAAAACAAGGGAGAGATGCATGCAAGGAGATCCAGAAAAGGTACCAGCGCCATTGCCGGTGCAGGATCCAATAGAGAGTATCAACGAGCCGCCGGGGTCTAATGTTACCGCGCTGCCTGCGAAAAAAAGGAAAAAGACGAAGAAGAAGAAAAAGGCTAAGAAGGCGGCGAAGGCGAAGCCTCGATCGAAAGCTAAAATCAAGGGTAAGAAAAAATCTAAAAAACGCAGGTAACGTGCCGAAGCTTATTGAGATAGAGCCTGGTCGCTGGATTGTAGACAAGGTCAGCATAGCACCGGCCGTGTCTAGCCTGCCGCGGCCTTACGTTATCTCTGATATCATGGAGCCAACAGAGCAAGTCGATGGTCGCTTTTATACATCGAAGGCTGCCTTTCGAGCTGTTGGCCGTTCGCTTGGCCTCATAGAGGTTGGCAACGAAAAATTTCCAGAGAAGAAAAGAGCAACTGACAGCCGGCAAGAAAAAGAAAAACGGCGTCAGTCGCTGAAGAAGGCGCTCGAAAGATATAGGGCTGGTCACCGATCCAGGCATTTGACCTAGATCAAATTCGAGGTTTGCTATGTCAGACGTAAACATCGCGCCGCCGGCGCTACCCTCTGCGCCATCAGCTCCCGCCAACGAGGTGCCGATCAATCAGAACCCTGTGGCGAACCCTCAACCGGTTGGCGATCAGGCACCGGAAAAGCCGGTAGACGGCGTCGATCGTGGTCATGGTCGGCCGGAAACCCGTCGCGAAAGTATTCGCAAAGCGTTTGAACGGGCAAATACCCCCGAAAAGGAGCGAACCCCAGCACCGCGCAAAGCAGATCAGAAGGCGGCGAAGGCTGAAAGGGCTGAGAAGGCCACTGAGCCTGGGCTTGATTTGCGTAAGCCGCCACAAGATCGCTATCGCGAGGGCGGGCGTTTTGCTCGAGCCCCTGAAGGCACCGCAACGCCGCAAGCGGATCCTGCTGTAAATCAGCAGCCGCAGCAGACTGCGCGAAAGCCTTCCGCGCCTCTTCCCGAAACCGCGCCCTATAGAGAGCCGCCAGGGCGGTGGAACGAGGCCGGGAAAGCAGAATGGTCAGCCGCGCCCGAAAGCGTACGCGGCGAGGTTTACCGCATGGCGAAGGAGTTTGACGGGGCATACAAAACGCTCCGAGGCGATCACGATACCATGAACACGATACGCCACTTTCACGAGATGGCGACCCAGCATGGTACCACCCTCGACAAGGCCCTCAACAACTACGTCTCGATGGAGCAGAAGCTGCGTACCGACCTGGTCGGTGGTCTGGACGTCATCGTCAACAATCTCAACCTGCGTACGTCAGACGGCCGCAAGCTTGGCTTGCGTGATGTTGCCTATCACATCCTCAACCAGAGCCCCGAGCAGCATAAGCTCATCCAGCAGCAGAACAGTCAGCAGGCGGCCCAGAGCCAGATCGGCTCTCTCCACCGCGAGGTGGAAGACTTGAAATCCACCATACAACAGCTGCATACTGGCCTGCAGTTCAACCATACCAGGTCGCAGGTCGACGTATTTGCCGACAGCCATCCTGGTTTTGATGAATTAGGGGATTTAATCGAACAGGAGTTGCATTTTGGTTTCAGCCTGGAAGAGGCCTACCAACGTGCCGCCCGCCTTCGACCCCCGACAACACGCGCGGCTCAGACCCGCAACACGCCGGCTCAGACCCGACCCGACAAGTCGATCTCAGGCGCTCCAGACACAGGCCCCTCAGACGGGCAGCGCCGCAGAAGCGACAAACCAGTTGGCCGACGCGAAGCTATTCAGCGCGCAATCCAGCGCGTGAACGGCGGCGTCTAATCTGAGGTTGGCGAATGCCAAACATCAACGCTAATGCTGCTTATCAGCAGATACTTTCTATGGCTCTGGAGGACCGGTCTGACGGTTACCAAGACCTCGTCTCCAACAACAACGCAATGCTTGCAGTGATGCGGCGTAAAGGCTTGTGGCATACCTATTCAGGTCCGCGCATTCGCCAGACGCTTCAGATCTCCAAGCAAGTCGCCCAGTGGTACAGCGGCTATGATCAGCTGCTCAACCCAGCCCTCGATCTGTTCAACGACGCCTATTTCGATCCGAAAATGGTTGTCGTTCCGGTGATCCTGTCCATGCAGGAGATCTTGAACAACGAAGGCAGCGCCCAGCTCATGGACGTGTACGACAGCTATATCGCGGCTGCCGAACGCGCCCTCGAGGATACGATGGATGCCGGCATCTATGGTGATGGCACCGCCAACGGCGGCAAGCAGATCACTGGGCTGGCAACCGCCGTGCCGATCGTCAACACCAGCGGCACCTACGGCGGCATCGATCGTGCTGCTGCTGTGATCTGGCAGACCAAGACCTATGACGCCAATTCGATGGTGGCGGCAATCGGTACCCAGGTCAGCGCGACCACGATCCGACCGTACCTCAACTACATCATGACCAAGCAGTCTCGCGGCAAAGACTACGCCGACCTGCTGATCATGAGCCCCGAGCATTATGCGGCTTACGATGCGGCGACGATCGCCATCCAGCGACAGACAAACTCGACCTCGTTGGGCCAGCTTGGCTTCAGCGCGATCGAGTACATTGGTGGCGGCAAGCGGGCCGAGATCGTCCTCGACGGCGGCATCGGATCCAACATGCCGGCCAACACCACGTTTGGTTTGAATACCGACAGCTTCCGTATGCGGTATCACCCGAACAGAAACTTCGACAACCTCTTCGATGGCGACGGCCAGATGCCGATCGACAAAGACGCGGTTGCCCAGTTCATCGGATGGATGGGTGAACTCACCCAAACCAACCCGATGTTTAACTGGCGGTTCTACGACAGCAATCCTGCTGCGTAAGATGTCGCGACTGCTGGCGCCGCTGCCTAAAGGGTGTCCCTTGCTCCCTCCCGCAGCGGCGTCAGTCAACACACACTCCCTCAGACGGAGAAAGAGCACATGCCTACAAGAGATCCTGACGCTGCTGCCGTTGCACTATTCAAGAACCTGGCGAAAAAGAACGAGGTTAAAAGCTTGAAAGAGGGTCGGCCGATCTTTGATGACATCGAGGTCATTGAGATCCGCTTCCCTGGATCCCGTAACGTGGCGGTGTTTCCAGCCACGGCGTTCTCACATTGGGCGGAAGATTTCACCACCGGCGAGCAGACGGCCGTGACCTATGCCGAACGCTTCTCCCGCCAGTACCAACAGTTCAAGTCGCAGGCGGCACAAACCAAATCCGGTACGCCGCTGGCGCACGTTCCTTTTCTTACAGAGGCGCGTCGAGCGGAATTGCGCGCCCTCAATATCTACACGCTTGAGGCGCTTGCGGTCGTTGACGGCCAGGAGCTGAAGAACCTGGGCCATGGCGGGCGTGATCTGAAGAACAAAGCGCAAGAGTACATCGCCGAGAGTAAAAGCAATGCGCCAAACCTACAGCTGGCGGCCGAGCTAGAGGCGGTCAAGGCGCGCAACGCAATCCTCGAGGAAGACGCGAAGCTGAAAAAAGAGCTCAAAATTCCCGACAATCAATTCGATGATATGTCGCTCGATCAGCTGCGTGATTTCATTGCGACCAACACCGGCCACGCGCCACACGGCTCGCTGAACCGGAAAACGCTGGTGCGGATGGCAACAGAGGCCCAGCAGAAAGCCGCATGACGAATGTCATTGCTGACGGTTGTTAGGGATGTTTGCACGAGTGTCGGGGCGGCAATCCCGACATCCGTGTTTTCTGCAATCACTAACAACCGCACAATGGCGGAGATGCTTTCGCTCGCCAACGAGATGGCGCAGCGCATCGCCTACGACAGCCGCGAATGGCAAATGCTCAAGGGGGTGCAGACTTACACTGGCGATGGCGTCAAAATAGATTTTGATCTTCCGCAAAATTTCAAACGCATGCTGCTCACCGCACAGGTGTGGCGATCGATTACCACGCAATACCCCATGCGGTTTTATCCAGATATGAATGATTGGATACACCGACGTATGCGGGGATATTTCGACGCCCACGGCGAGTGGACGATCTACGGCAATCAAATGCACATTCATCCACCGATGCCGGTCGGCGTCACTGCGACGTTTGCCTACATCAATAAAAACTGCGTTTCCCTCGCCAGCGGTGGTGTCAACGATAGCTTCCTGGCCGATGGCGACAGCTTCCTGCTTGGCGATCGCCTGCTCAAGCTTGGAATGATCTGGCAGTGGAAGGCGCAGAAAGGCTCGCCATACGCCGAGGATCTTGGATCCTTTGGTGATGCCATGCTGATCGCCATGGGTAATGACAGCCCATCGCCGATCATCGTGGATCGGCTGCCTATTTCTGCCGCCGTCGTTAGCTCAACCATTGATTATCCGGTGCCGACGCCATGAGCATTTTCCAGGCATTCAAGCGCCAGCAAGTGCCTGCGCAGGCAGCGCAGCAGCTGCAGACCGTGACGATCCCGGCGCCGACGCGCGGCATCATCATGAACGAAAACTACACGTTCATGCAGCCTGGTGGCGCGATCGTGTCCGACAATTGGATACCGACCATGCGTGGCGTGAAGCTGCGCGGTGGATGCTCGCGCTGGTGCGTGTTGCCTGATGCCAATCCAATCATCTCTGGATTTGAATACAAGAGCGCGATTAACGAACGCATGTTCGCTGCCCAGATCGACAAATTGTATGACGTTACTAACTCAGGCGCGCCCGTATTGGTTAAATCAGGACAGACGTCTGGCAACTACAGCGCCGCGCCTTTATTCAATCAGGGCGGCAATTGGATGGTTGCTGTCAACGACGCCGGTGATTTTCCGCTGCAGTTCAATGGCACAACTTGGACAACACTAAGCTCTAATCAGATCAGTGGCCCTGTAGGATCGGCTGTCGAGCACGGTCGCAATCTTGTTTACGTTTGGAAATATCGCAATCGTCTGTTCTTCATCGAGAGGGACAGCATGAATGCGTGGTATCTCGACATCAATGCGATACAGGGGGCGTTGCAACTTATTCCGTTGTCTGGATCCGCTACCAAAGGTGGATACCTGATGTTTGGGGCCACCTGGTCAATCGACGCCGGCGATGGCACCGACGACAAATGTGTCTTCTTCACCAGTGAAGGTGAGGCGATAATCTTCAGCGGCAGCAACCCGTCTGACATTAGCAACTGGCGTCAGGAAGGCCGCTATAGCGTCAGTCGGCCGATGGGGATGAATGCTCATATAGCGATTGGTGGCGATCTGCTTATCGCTTGTACCGATGGCATCATTCCTCTTTCGCAAGCTATTACCAAAACATTCGAGCAGCTCGAGCTGGCCGCCGTCACGCGCACGATCAAGCCGTTATGGCGTGAGATGGTTACCACGCGAAACACTTTCCCCTGGTCAATGAAAAAATGGGATGAGTGGGGTGGCACCTATGTAACCTGGCCGGGAGGATCCCCAGGATCCCAGTATACGGGCGTCATCAACAGCGCCACTGGCGCCTGGGGGCGCATCGTTGGCTACGATGCG